AGAAATACATAGCATCTTTGAGTGCTTCGGTAACTTGGGGCGGTGGTGATTCTTTGGATAGAGAAAGAGTCAGCAACATCATTTTGGCAGACTACGATGTAGAGTGGACCGCAAAGTCTTCCCTACCTACAATAACAATCAATATGTCTGATCTCGTTGACCGAGATACACACTAACAATCTGATCTGTCACATGGTATATTTATCGTGTGACAGATTATCGTTTAAAAAACTATTTGCTATCCATGCAATCGCATTGGGGTATTACCCATAGCACTTACAAAGCGGTCCAAGAGACTGTGCCCTTAATCACTAAGTTTACAGCCACGAAGGGCTTGCACAAAATGGAAAAAACTCCAGTGCATAAACACATCAAAAAAATACACCCAGACATTTATCGTATTCCGTTGTTCAGAAGAAAGTTCTGCAAAATGATGTTGAACGAGATTGGTTATATGAATAAACATTTTTCATTTGAGCCCAATGAGCACGAAGATGAGCTCAGACAAATACCAGAGATAGTTTTAAAAGAAACCTGCCCAGAGATTTATAGAAACATGTGGTTTGTGGTGCAAACTGTTCTCAATCCAATCTTTATGGCTTTGTGGCAGCGACAATGTTCTTCGGTTTCTAGTGTGCAAATTGCCAACTACAATCTGATTGATAAAAAACAAGGCGCTTGGCATCACGATGAAAGTGCAGATATGACAGTTGTGGTGCCCCTCAACACTGGCAAATACAAAGGCGGTGGCACCGAGTTTCATAATTATGGTGTCGTTAATCCGATACCCACAGGACACGCTCTAATATTTCCGAGCTTTACCAACCTACATCGTGGTTTAGCGGTGGATCGTGGAGATCGTTACTTATTGGTGTTCTGGCTTTATGATAGATCTAGGGTAGATTACCTTTATGAAAATGCTTCACCATAAGTCGCCTAACTCAATGGTTTGTATTCCTTTAACATTATAAGGGTTGTAAGTATCGTTCTCTTGAGCAACCAATAAAGTGTGTAGCGCCTGTTCATTCTTGGCTTGTCCGTACTTCAATGCTTCTGCTGATAAGGTGTAAACGCCATGAGGATAAGGGTGTAACTTTTCTTGAGCCAAGAAGAAAAATCCTTTGGCTGTCATTCCAAGCGCTCTACAGGCATCAACATAAAGAGATGCTTGCATATGATACCTAAACAGATTAACAGCGCTTCTAAATCCCCTTGGTGAAGCATCACGACACGTTTTTAAATCCCAGACATATTCTCCATCGTACCAATCCAGTCTGGATTTGAATGGATGACCATGATACATGTAGCATAGGGTGAGCTCTACTTTGTCATTCTCATCAGGAATAAAGTCTTTGAGTGTTTCCCTTCTCTCCATGCAATCTTCATACATCTTGCTGGTAATTGGTGTTAAGTTGCCGACTTCTTCTAAAAACGCTGCGTATTCTTCTTTGCCAGCTTTGGTTCTCTTATTAATTTGTGGTTCAATAATAAATTCTTGATCGAAGTTCTCATGCTCTAAAAAACAAGTGTGTTGCACTCGACCTTCAAGTAGAGCTGGTGACTGCTTAAATCCTTTTTTGTGTTTCCATGAATAAGCACACCTATCAACATCTTTTAGGTCCGAGGCTCTCAGTGCCTCTATCTCGTTATATTCTTCAAAAGGTAATCCCTCATAAACGCCTTCTTTAAATTCCATTTTCTTCTCCTGTTGACATTAGAATGGCTCATCACAATAAATGTCAGTCTCTTCTTCACCAACCACTTCCAACAGACGATTTAAATACCACTGAGTTTTTTTGAGGTCGTTGTATCGGTCTGGCTTGCCTGTTACTTTGTTAATTTTATACTTGTGGCGATGTAAATATTTGTAAACTGTGCCGAGCAAATAAGCATGATAGTCGTCACCAAGCTGTTGCTTAATGTATTCTATTGATTCCATTGGCGCTTGCCGATAGTGTGGTGGTGAATTAATTAAGTCTTCTTTGTTTGAAACTGACTGCATCACATCTTTGAGTGTTTTCTTTCTATCTTCTTTACTCATATTATCTAACTCTTCCAGACCATTTTTCATTGGTTTTCTCATGGCAAGAGCAGTGGGAAAAGGTGATGATGATTAAAACCCACTGCTCCGCAATTAAAATGGAATATCATCATCAAAGTCTGGATCAACAACATCTTCTTCAACTGGTGTTGTGCCATCATTAGCAGCTAAATATTCATAACTGTCTTCGATCAGGTTTCTTTGCCATTCTGGTAATTCGGCAAAAATATCGCACATCGCTTTTGTTTCATCACTGCTATTGCCGTTAAACTCATTGCAATATATATCCAAGTCAAAAACAAACGCTGCATTAATTGTTTCAGTCCTTTTGAAGTTATCTGGTTTGAATATATTTTTTATACGAGGTTTGCCATCGTCATTATGTTCAATATGAATGTTGGCTGGTACGCCAAGCATTTTACTGACATCAAATCCTTTTAATTCTTCTTCACTGAAAGGTTTACCACGCCAAGTTACTAAGTCTTTATAGAATGTTGCGTTTTCATTAAGAGATGCGGTGTAAGAGCGACCAGTTGCAAATGGTCTGCCATCTTCCATTAGCTCTTCCTGTGTTTCCCATGTCACATGAATTAATGTTCTTTTCTTGGGCGGGTTTTCTTTATATTGCTCTTCTCTGGTGCCGAGGTCAACGATCCGATAACATACTCCTAGATGCTCACCAGCACTAAGTTGTTCGAAGTCATTGCCTTCTGCTTTTAAATTTAATCCCATTATTGTTCTCCATTAGGTTGATAAATGTCTAAATTAGTGTAGTATTTTACATACTTTAATAAAGAACGCAACCCCAAAGAGCAAATAAATGGCATTAAAAATAAAACGACCAACCAAAAACTTCGATAGACCACTCACACAAAATTTTACAGATTATCAAACCCAGTTTCTCAGCTTTATGGCTGAACATGGTATGGAGCCAGATAAGAAACATGGGTTGGTAACTGATGGAAGTATTGGTCGTGCTTTCATCAACTTAGGTGGTGACAGGAAGCTGTCTGGCTGGTATCAACTCTGGTTAAATCAGAGCGTGCCTTTTGGGAGAGTCGGAGATTATAGAATCTCTACGGACCAGCCGACAGCGACTTGGTTGCCTGAAAATAAGAAAAGTTATCGTATGACCAAGGCACACAAAGAAGAAATTGTGCGCTTACAAAAAGAAGCCGAGATTAAGAAAGCCGAGAAGTACGGCAAGGCGGCTAAAAAGGCGCAGACTCTATGGGAGCAAGCCACTCCTTGTGAAAAACATCCCTATTTGGAAAAGAAAGGCGTTTTGTCTTATGGCTTGAGAGAGGATAAAAAAGGCAACTTAATGATCCCGCTTTACGACACCAACCTATCCATCGTAGGTCTACAATACATAAACAACGAAGGCAAAAAGCTCTTCCTTACTGGTTCCAGAAAAAGCGGTAGCTTTTTCATATTAGGACAGGAAGTATTGAAAAGTAGTGACACAATTTACTATGCCGAAGGTTATGCAACAGGAGCTAGTGTGCATCAAGACATGTCAATGCCAGTGTTCATTGCTTTTGATGCTTATAACCTTGAGAAAGTAACTAAGGCTGTTTTCGAGAAACTGAAAGACAGGAAGCATGTTTTTATCGCAGATAACGATGACAGTAAGACTGGAGAAAAGGAAGCGATTAAAGCCAAGCAGTGGATCATCAAAAACAAAGGGATGGCTGAAGTACACATGCCAGAAACCAAGGGCGATTATAATGACCACGCTGGCAACGAGTTACCCACGCTAAAAATAATCGACACGCCCACCGAATACAACTTTACCAAGTCGGACAAGGGTAGGATGCTTAACATTAAAGAAAACGTCTTAGGAGTGATGAAAACGCACTCTATCGAGGTGAATTACAATGTCATTAAGAAGAAGATGGAGATAGATGTTCCAAACATGAATTTTATTGCTGATATGAAGGATGAAGCCAGTCTGGTTGAAGTCGAGGATCGCTGTATCAAGATGGGAGTACCTTATACCAGAGTTAGAGATTATCTGAAGGTGTTAGCTGATGAATACAACCCAGTGGCTGAATGGATTGATAGCAAACCTTGGGATGGTTCACCGAGATTACCAGACTTTCTTAATACGATTGTCCCAAGCTCCCCCACCGCGCTGAAAGATATGTTGCTCAAGAAATGGTTAATTTCGTGTGTGGCAGCAGTCTATGAGCCCAATGGGGTCGAGCTCGAAGGCATCTTGGTTTTCCAAGGTGCCCAAGGACTCGGTAAGACGCTATGGTTTAAGCGACTGTGCAATTATAACAATGGTTGGCTCCTAGAGGGTGCCACTCTGAATCCAAGTGATAAGGACTCTGTTAAGAGAGCTGTATCCCATTGGATTGTGGAGCTCGGAGAGATTGAGAGCACCTTCAAAAAGAGCGATATAGACCAACTGAAGGCGTTTGTAACAGCTAAGACTGATGAGTTGAGGTTACCCTATGACCGAGCCTTTACGACTTACCAGAGGCGCACTGCTTTCTTTGCCAGTGTCAACGCTAGGGAGTTTCTAACTGATAGCTCTGGCAATCGAAGATTCTGGTGTATTTCAGTCAATGAGATCAATTATAATCATGGGATCAACATGCAACAACTGTGGGCAGAAGTGAAAGAGACATTGTATGTGCAAGGGCAGAAAAATTGGTTCTTGAGCCCAGATGAGCGAGAGCTCTTGCAGGATAGTAATGAGGGCTACAGAACCCAGAGCAGTGTGGAAGACCTGATCCTTCAATATGTGGACTTTAATGGAAAGTACACCGAGCCAGTGCAGATGACCAGCCTACTGAGGGATCTGGGGATTGCCAATCCAAGGATGCCCGATTTTAAAGACGCGGCTAGAGTGTTAGCTGAAAGAGGCGTTGAACCACGAAGGACTAATGGCAAGAAGGTCTATGATCTGGACTACACCAAGTCAGGTGATTCCAGCCTTAATGGTAATTTCAGGAAGGATTACTGATGATTGAAGAAACAATTGGCAACGCCACGCTGTATTGTGGTGATAGTAATGAAATTCTGGACATCGTAGATGCTGTGGATAGCTGTGTTACTGACCCCCCTTATGGTTTGTCATTCATGGGTAAACAGTGGGATTACGATGTGCCAACACAAGAGTTATGGGAAAAGGTTTATCAATCCATCAAGCAAGGTGGACATCTTCTATCATTCTTTGGCTCACGCACTTATCACAGGGGAGTAATCCCGATTGAAGATGCTGGCTTTGATATACGAGATCAGTTGATGTGGCTTTATGGCAGTGGCTTTCCTAAGTCACATAATATAGGGAAATCTTTAGATAAGTCTGCTGGCGTTAAGAGAAAGGTTGTTGGGAAAATAGAAGGAATGGGTTATACAAAATCAAATGTTGACCATGGAGCTCAAACCAGAACGCACACTACCTTTGATAAGTTTAGTGATGATGCTGTAACACCCGAAGCAAAAGAATGGAGTGGTTGGGGTACAGCACTCAAGCCAGCCCATGAGCCGATTGTCATGGCGAGGAAACCATTTAAAGGAACTGTGGCTAACAATGTCCTAGAACATGGTACAGGTGGGATTAACATAGATGGGTGTCGGGTTGGTGATGAACAAGGAAGATTCCCAGCCAATGTCATGCACGATGGTTCTGAAGAAGTGTTGGAGATATTTCCACAGACTGGCAAGAGTAGTGGTGGTAGCGGTATTTCTTCGCAAAAATCAGCAACAGGTGAAATATATGGTGAATATAAACAAGGTCATAAAAGTCAAAATCTAGGTGGTTTGGGTGACGAAGGCACAGCATCTCGTTACTTCTACTGTGCGAAAGCGAGTAAGCAAGATAGAGAGGATGGCAACAATCATCCAACAGTCAAGCCAACAAAATTAATGCAGTATCTGTGTCGCCTTGTCACACCGAAAGGTGGGGTGGTCTTAGACCCTTTTATGGGCAGTGGCAGTACAGGAAAAGGTGCATTATTGGAAGGCTTTGGGTTTATAGGAATTGAAATGGAACGAGAGTATTTTGATATTGCTTGTGCCAGATTGGAGGCTGTGCAGAAGAATGTGCAAGTGGGGTTATTTGAATGAAGTGCTACCATTGCAACAATGATTTGACATGGGGCGGAGACTCGGACATCGAAGATGACGATGATCTCGGTAGACATTTCCTAATAGAATCAACTCTAACTTGCTCAGATTGTGGGTCACTTGTGGTAGTCTATTATCCAAGAGACAAAAAAGAGAAGCTGAATTGATGGAAGATGATAAAGACAATATGACAAGATATGAAATGGCTGAGAAGTACACAGAGTTTATGGAATTTTGTGACTGGATGTATGAGTGTGAGCTGATAGTAAATAACAAAAACAATAAAAGCACCCAGTCTTTTGAGGACTATATGAATGAGCGTTTTTTTTGGCTGTCGGATGTATTTAAGAATAGGACTATACACTGATGACAGGTTGGCAGTAGTGTATAGTAGTAAAAATGCCACCCTGTAGTGAAAGTCAGTGTTTATAATGGTTTAAGCTATTAGGTAGTGTTAGGTATATACTTTTATAATAATAATAATAATATATAGTATACAGCGTATTAGCCCTATTTAAGGCGGTTTATGCGACCTATAAACACCCTATATGTTAGTGGGCTATACACTGTGCACTATACACTGATGGTTTAATTTAATATGGAGAGAGAGTGGAAAAGTTTGAATATAATAACAAAATGAGTTGGGGTGAGAACTACAACAAATGGCGAATGATGAACAACGATGAGAGATTCAGATATAACATGGAGATATACACATCGGAACAAGCGCTAGAGCTTTTTGATAGAATGTATCCTAAAGATGAAAACAGGTAGACCTAAAAAAGCAAAGAACGAGCTGGTCAAACCGCCAGTTACTTTTGAGAAGGATGAAGAGCTCGGCTTGTCCGAGATGCAGACAGCATTCGTGTGGTTTTATACTGAAGGAGCTTGTGGTCAAACCGAAGCAGCTAGAAAAGCTGGCTATCAATTCCCAGCAGTAGCAGCCAACAAGATGCTGAATGGCAAAACCTTTCCCAAGGTGACGAAGGCGATAAGAATAAAACAGGATGAGTTAGCTGAGAAGTACGCCATCACGCCACAGAAAACTGGCACGATGCTGTGGAAGATCACTGAGACTGCATACGAAACAGGACAGCTCAACGCTGCGGTGTCAGCAATCAAGGAGCTCAATCAACTGGCTGGGCTATCAGTTAATAGAACCCAGAGCTTAAACATCAACGCTAATCTTGAGACAATGAGCAAGGAAGATATAAAAGAAAGGCTGAACAAATTAATGGGAGTTGATACGACTTACAGTGCCAAGGATATGTGAAGCTGGGAACTAAGTCTTGGCGCATTCTTTCATTTATTTCTTAAAAATCCAGAAAAAGTCTCTGAAATCTCGTAAGTCATTGATATATAAGGATTTATTGGACATTTCCCATGTGTACTTATGTGCAACTATTTGTAGCCTTATGCACACAAGGATAACAGACCCAAGCAGGAACCCTATACGATTGCTGGTTTTGCTGGAAAGTCCGATTAAATCGACCCCCACCACCCCCTATATAAAATGGCGCGGTCAGTTGTAGTTATAGCTGAGTTTGGTACAGAATGTCCCCAAAAAAACTCAAAAAAAATTTTAAAAAAAATTTAATAAGTTATAAGTATTCCAAGGATTGTTAATAGCACAGCACAAAGAATTGCAAACTCAAACATTCTTTATCTGCTCTGCCTCGTAGTGGCTCCAATTGGTTTTCAACACATGCAACCATTCATCCAACGGAAGCACCGCTATCTTCTGGTTGTCTTTTTCCCAGTGCGTGTTGATCGCGTGTAATGGAATACACACTCTGGTAGGGACTCTATTGAATTTGAAAATCAGCGCTGGTATTTTTTCTTCTGCCGATTCGCACACCTGCTTCCACCAAGCTGGTTTAAACCAATTCCCAGATTGATAATGTTTACACTCTATTGCATGGAATGGAATCGGGATGTCGCATTGTCCAGACTGTTGATATTGATTAAGATTCCTTCGGCAAGTAAACTCCAGAGCGTTCTCTTCTGCAAAAGCATTTAATGCTTTGACGATAGATCTTTCGTATGACGCTCCTTTCTGGCGCGAATCAACCATATTAATTTTCCAAGTAAGAGTTGTATCTATTCATAATGCCGATTACTTTTTCTGCATAATCAGGATCAGTGGCATAACCAGCTTCATCAATTGCCATTAAGTAATCTTCTGGAGTCCCAGAGCTTTTAGCATCCTCGTATCTTGGTTTGTCGATTTTATCTTTATACCCAGCGAAAGAATCTTCCTGTGAGTCAAAAGTTCTAAAGAGATCGTTTATCACTACTGGTTCTCCATTAATGTACTCAAGAGTATCATAGCTCTCCGATGCTTGGCTACTATCATCTGGCTTGATACCCAGAACATTGTTTTGATAAATAGCTAGATCCGACTTGCCATGACCAGATTCCAAACTCGCTTGAGCTGCTACTGCTTCTGGAAACTGCAACCCAGCATCTTTTGCGTATTGATAGAAGCGTAGGTAAGCGCTGACATCGTTTTCCACTTCACCACCTTGGTTAAATTCTTCTGCTTCCACTGTGTTTTTGTAATCTTCTGCCATCAACATCGCACCAGCCATTGGAATCGTAATGCCATACTTCTTGGAAATATCAATCACCCTATCATCGAAGATGACGAAGTTACTGGTGCCACCTTCCTTGCCGCGACTAAATTCATCTTTGTACTTATTGCCTTTAATGCCAACGGATTCCAGAGCTTCAGACGCGCCCTTGCGCCCAAGCAACTCTTCTAACATGGTTCTTAATTCGTCACCATGATACCCTCTGGAGATAGCACTGGACAGCTCCTCTGGAAACTCCTCTCTGACCAGCTCTAAATAATTGCTTTCCAGTGTTTCAGATGCAGAACGCCCAGCATCTATATCACCCCACATCAACTCAAACTCAGACAATGGTTTTTTCAACAATTCATCAATCTTTTTCTGCACAACGTTGCTTTGCTTGTTAAGCGGTTTATCCAGATCCAGCAACTCATCTGGCGTTACTTTCAGTTTGGTTTCATACACCTTTCCTGTGTCTTTTATTTCAATTTTATTTGCTATTGGTTTAAGCAGTTTTAACTTTTCTGTTTCTTCCGCAAGGAGCTCTCCTGTTGGATCAAGCTGCCAATGTGTGCTCGTTTCTATTTGTTCTTCTAAATCTTTTACCCATTTATTTGGATCTTTTTCTTTTGTTATTCGGTATTGTCTTCTAATTGCTGAATCGAGCACCTGATCGCCTGTTGTGCCGACCTGTTGTGGTCCTCTCCAAATCGTCTTGCCATCGTATTTGATGATTGTTCCCAATTCATCCCTATACATTTTCCCCACCAGTGGTTCTTCTGCAAAATACAAACCACGACCATAGGCTTGCAGACCTTCGCCAGAGCCGATCTTTCTAATATCAAACTCGTCAAAATCCCCAGCACTGCCATGATAAGCGGTGATATAGTCCTCGCTTTCTGGTAGCGATGCGATGCCTTTGGCTTCACTGGGGTTGTTGGTTGCTGGTAAATCATCGACACTATAGTATTCAATATCGTCATAGAGCTTAATTTGTTCACCATTAACATCCTCAACGACACGAAAAGCATCTGGATTGTCCAGTTTAACCATCACATCGTTATCAACTATGGTGGCTTTACCATTTTTAATGCTCTTAACGCCATAGCCAGATTCATCAACGAAGACATTGTGACGCATAGGATTGAAGCCCAAGACCAAATCGGGCTCAAATATATCAATATCATCGTGGATGCCACGAACCGCAGCCATTGGAAACTTAGGTTTGGTCTTACTGGCAATCTGATCCCTAGCCACTTGGTTTACTTTGAGCTCAATAGGAGTGCCATTCGACTTTAAAGTAACTGCTGGATCATAACTTATGGCTTTACCAGAGCCAATCGAAGACTCAGAACCACTCACAGAGCCGTCTTTGAGCGTTTTAACATCATGTATTGTTTGTGCTTTAAAGTTTCCAATCTCTGGATCATCAAAGCTACTGTTTAAATTTTTTCTAACATCAACCACCTTGCCTTCTGGAATCTTTGTTTCAGCAACCATTTTCTTGGTTGCGCCTTCGGTTCCAGCACTAGCCTTACCTTGGTTAATAAGTTTTTGAGCTTTGCTTACACGACTAGCCTTCCCAGCAATACTTGCGCCCTTTAAAGTGGTTCCAGCGAGAACACCCATGGGTCCTGTGACTGGGATAGACGCGTAGGCAGCGTCACCGAATAAACCCATGCCTTGATAGAGTGCATCCAAGTAATTTTTATCTGCAATGTTTTGACCAAAGCTGGGCAACATCTCTCCACTGCCAGAGGTATCTGCTGGATAAAGACCCAAGGTGTCGGTTATACCAGCCCCCGGCAAGCCTAGACCAGCCATCCAGCCAAGAGTCGGCAAGCCTTTTATAATTTCTTGTTCTCTTGCTTTACGCTCTGCGTTAGATAAAGCTATGCGTTCCTGTCTCTCTTGTCGTGTTTCTGCCATAGACACAATTTACCATAAAAGCATTGACCAGTTGAGCTATTTGAAATGTGGTCCAGTAAACCACGCAACAACCACATAACGATCTCCTTTGGTTATAGGTCTGATGCAATGTGAGATGAATGAGCTAAAAG